TCTCAGTATCAAACACATGAAAACCTCTTGGGTCATTATAATCTGCCCAAGTCATTTCATATTGATTACCAAGATATGTGATATTACCACTTGTTGACTTGTGATGAAAGTGTCCAGATAATACAATATCAAATCTATCAAATAGTTTTCTATCTAATCCTTCGTGACATATATTGCCTCTATCCATTTCAAAACCAGCAATCTCAAAATGCCCAAACACAACTTCAACTGGTGCAGTCTTTAAAAACTCCATCGATTGTTCATAGTTATCTTCACATATCCAAGGCATCAATAGAATATCAACACCATCAAATGTAACTATCTTTGGGTCTGTATAGATGAACGGTTCATGTACACCATCATAAGTGGAACAAAGATTATGAATTGCATTTACTTTGTTTGTATTCTTATAATAGGTGTCGTGATTACCAATCATAATATGGGTATCAATACCTTCTGTCCATAATCTTTTCATAAATCGATTTTGGAAATCAGATGCTGTATTATGATTGATAAACTTTCTTCGGTCAACAACATCACCTAAGTGAATAAGTGTAGTGATGTTATGTTCTTTTAGATATGGAAAAAATATGTCTTCCCAAAACTTGAAAAAGAATTGATTGAATACTTGACTGTCACCTCTTGCACCAAAATGCGTATCATTAATTAAAGCTATCTTCATAGTATTTGTTTTTTAAAACTTTCAATCTCATCTTTGAGTGCCAACTTTTCTTTTTTCAAAACTTTAATCACATGTTGGTTGCCGTGATTCTTGATTGCCAAAAGAATTCGTTTATCCAATTCATCATGTTTTTCTTGTAAATGGGAAATATGATGTTCTATCTTTTCTTTATGCATCACCACTCCAATACTTTTATTTTACCTTCACACACATGTTTTGGATTGAGTTGTTTATCTTCGGAACATTTCCTTGCAACAAGATAAATCAATCCACATCCACTCATAGTAACACACAATAGTGCTACTGTCAAGCATTTTAAGGCAATTCTTCTAAGAATTTTTCAACTCCTTTAGTCTTACCTTCTTTTTTCTTTTTCTTATTCTCTTCAAAGGTATGAATGAATTCGGAGATGTTATCGTATAGTTGAAACTGTTTCATGTTGCCATCTGAATCTTCAAACATTTCATTTTCACCAAGTAAACCAAACTGTTCTGTTGCCTTGTACTTGACATACAATTGTTTTTTCTCTTTCATAATTCTACGGAGAAAGGCATAGTAAATAATTTGAGTAAAGTAGGCAAACGGATTCTTTGATTTGATTGGATCAAAATTTCTAAAATACATTAAACAGTTTTCAATACCATCTGCAATCATTTCATCTCTGAATGAGTATGATATGAAGTTGGGTTTCCTTGAAAGATGTTCTGCAATCTTTAGGAAACATTCCCCAATGTAATTTGGAATCTGTGGGTCTTCTTTGCCAGCTGCTTTGGCAATGTCACATTTCTCTTTGTAGACTATCAACGCATCTAAAAAATCGGCATTGTTTACATAATGTTTTGGTTTTTTCTCACTCATATTTCTTCCTTTTATTTAGCTTGACATCGTACTTGACAACTGTTAACATGGCGGTGTCCCCCGTTAGATGATACATTAGCTTCCATATCAATGTAACCTGTTAGTCTTCTTACGATTAATAATCTCAACTACATCTTCCTTTGTTAGTTCACCCTCAGGGTCTTCATCTTCTTCATACTCATCATCTTGTTCATCAGATGCTTCTCTTAGATTTTGAGAAAGAGTATTATCTTTCAACATTTTCATTTGAGTAGTATTGATAACATTGTGGTAGTATTCTTTTAAATCATCTTTCGGTTCAACGATAGTAAGTATATCACCAGAAAGAACGGTTGCAATGTTATCTTTAATTAATTCAATAGGCAACCAAGGTAACATCATCATTACTGTGCCTTGTGAAGTTCTCTTAAAGATAAGATGCATTGGATTATCCAACACAACAACATTAGTATTTGTATTGCCTGAGTAACCAGCAATAATGTCCTCACCGCTTTGTAAACGGACTATGCGGACACCTTCGAATAGATTATTCATCTTTAAGTTCGATGTTATAGAATTTGTAGTTAAATTTTTCGTCATCATATATTTTAACACGATCCACAAAATGTTTCAAGGTGTAATTGGTATATTTGCCTATTCTAAAGTCATCTGAAATATCGAATAAGACTGCCTCATCTTTGTTATCTCCAATTCTTAATCCTCGGCCAATAGATTGAAGATTGCGAATTCTGGATTTGCTTGGGGAGGCAAATATAATATTATGAAGATTGCGGATGTTAACGCCAGTAGAGAAAGTGCCATATGAAGCAACAATGATAGCATCTCTTTCTTTCTCAGTAATTGCCCTAACTGATTCCCGAATCTCAACATCGGTGCCACCAAAAACAAAAAACACATGTCTATTCTTAGCATGTTCTTTAATGTTTGCATATAAACTTTTACCATGTTTCTCCACAAATTGAAATAATATAAGAGTGTTGCCATTGAGAGATAGCGCAAGATTTCTAATAAAATTATTTCTTGCAGTATTCATAACTATGTATTCTAATTCTTGGTTATAGTCCCAAGACCTTGCCATCTTACATACACTCTCTGGATGTTTAAGTATAAGGCATTTAATTTTAAATGATGCAAGTTGACCTTTATCAATCAAGTCGGCAGTAGATGTTGCTTTATAAACTGGACCAAACAATCCTTCTAATACAAGTTTATGTGTTTGTGTGCCATCTAAAGTACCAGTAGTTCCTATTCTATATTTAGCGTTTACGCAACCTGAAAGAATAGTAGTAAGAGACTTTGCTTTAAATTGATGTGCCTCATCACCAAGAACAAAATCAAATTGTTCAAAATATTCACCATGGTTTTTATAGATTGATTGCCAAGTTGTAATGGTAAGAAACTTGTTAGTGTGTTTCTCTTTACCAGAATATTGACGGTGACAGTATTGTTCTGAATTGTAACCATAATCTTCAAAGTCTTTATACATTTGTTCGACTAATGAAGTTGTGGGTACAATTAACAAACCTCTTTTGTTTTCTAATTGTAAATAACGAATGATACAATATAGTATGAGAGATTTGCCTGATGCTGTTGGTGATAACAACAACATTCTTTTATTTCTAATTGCCTGTACAAAAGACTTTAACTGATAGTCTCTAATTTCATGTGGCATTTTAAGTGTGTCAACAAATTCTTTTGCTTCAACCAATGAAAAGTTTTGTGTAACTGATACATCAGAATCAATCTCTAATGTATAATCTCTTTCTTTGCAGAATATTTCAATGTAAGGAACAAGACCATGATAAATGGTAAAACTTCTTAGGTCTGCTAACCTAATCTTTCCATCCCAAATTCTAGATTTGTATGCAGGTGTGAATTGATGACCTGGAACAAAAAATGTGAAGTAATCACTCAACTCTTGGGCAATACCTCTATCACACTCAAACTGAATATAAGCTTCATTCTTTTTATGTAGAATTAAATCAGACACCTTGTATGAATCTTTCCCATGCTATAAAATCACGAAGTTGAAATGTCCGTGAGTTCAATTCTTTTAATATACTTTGACACACATCAACAATTTCATCATGCATCATTTTACTAGCAAGATGTTTGTTGATATCATCATCACTCTCTAAGTATGTAGTGAGTTCAGATTTCAACACATATGGAAATGGTTCCCAATTATACTGTTTTAATTGGTCATCATCCAATTTACCTGTATAGTATTCCCATTTCAATCGTTTCATTTTGTTATACTTGAACTCAGATTCTTTAGACAACAGCCGATGCCTTGAAAGTATATTCAAGTATTTGCTGTGTAGTTTTGGAATGTTGATTAGCTCTTTGCCTGGTTCTGTTCTATCAATTTCAGAATCGGCACGCCACATCTCAAGTAAATCATCAAGTTGTTTCATGGTAAACTTCCTCCTTTATTCTTTGGAGGATACACTAAAAGGGAATAGTTGTCAAGCCTTTTAGAACAATTTTTCTATATCGTAGTAACTGTACCTAAAAGTGGCATCTGCACTCATTGTTGTATCAGGCGAATCATTTGCACCCATGATATAGGTAGATAATGATGTAGGAAAACAATCATACAATTTGTACCTGTAATACGGTGTATTAGAGGATGATAGAATTGTAATTGCCGCATCAGAGTATTGCGGTTTTCTTGTTGTCGCTAAGGCCGCAGAAGCTTGTCTACTAAGATTACCAAGATTCTGATATTCAGAAAATTCTTTAGGGAAAGTCATTGCACGAATCCAATCGTGTATTTCCATCCAACCTTTTAACTCCTCATCAATAATAAAGGTAATATTGAGTAAGTCATAAATTGCTTTCTCACCTGGAACATATACATCAACGAATGGTGTATTTTGTGGAACTTCAGACAATGAAATACCAGGAACACTTACTGACTGGCAGAAGTATTGTATACTAGGCGCCCGAGAAAAGTTAATAATAAACTTATTCGGTTGTAGAAAGTTTTGATTATTTGGGTTTCTGTTAGTAGCTGTCATATGCTTATTTATGCATCCTTGTAACAGGTGTATCCTTTGTGTTGTTTCAATATTCCTTGTGATACTTTGACCATATTACCTTGGTCTAATCCATTTTCCTTACAGAATTTGTTTAGATTTACTATATTGATTGTCACACCTTTTGGTGTAGTTATGACCCAAGCTTGTTCCAACGCCTCAGTTGCTCTTTGTTTTTGATAATCTGTTTGTTTTTTACCCATTTGAGCTTCAGATAATTTTTTTCTATGTTCGTCTGTAAAAACTTTTCCTTTTTTAGACAAACTCATTTTAAGTTTAGATTCATCGGAATACTTAAATGTTTTTCTGAAGGCACTTACTTTTTCGCCATGACCTTCTGGTTTCTTTTTACCTTTTTGTGCCATTGCAATTTGCTTTAATATTTCATCTTTACCAATTTGACCTGATAATCCCAACCAAGCCCATTTATCTTCATTACGGCCATATTGTTCAAATAGAATACGGTGCTCTTCTGCGTGTTGTTCTATGGTAAGTTCTATTAGGTTGGATGGGTCATCAGAACCACCTGCGTGTTTTGGTATAATGTGATGTTTATGTTTAATCATAATCTTATTTATAATTTATTAACTTTATGTAATACACAATCAAAAAAAGAGGGATATTTCTATCCCCCTTTTAAATACCACTCTTATCGGTGGTTCATTATCACATAATATTTGCGATTTTGAAAGCTCTATAGTAGTTGTTAGACAAACCAGTCAATGCGCCAGCGCCTTTTGAAGTGCCTTCTGCGAATGGGTTTGCAACAATGCCGTAACGAGTCTTGAAACCAATTTTTGGTTGGAATGTACCAGTATCAACTGCACGAACCATTTGTAAAGGAACATATGGGCAGTAGAAAATACCAGCGTCATAAGCGTTAGAACCTTTGTAACCAACAACTGCGAACTCGGAAGTTGCGTTTGTAGTTGCATATGGATCAATGTACACTTTGATACGACCAAACATTGTACCAGCAAATGTATTGCCAGTATCGTCAACTGTTAAGTTAACTTGTGATTGTAAAGCAGAGTTATAGTCTAACAAACCAGCCATCGCAAATGCAGATGCAACATCTGAAGAAACGATGATGATGTTACCTTTACCTCTACGAGTTGTTTTAGCAATCGTATTGGCTTCTCTTTCGATTTGGAATGCCAAACCTTTAACTTTTTCTACCATCCAACGACCGTTAGAATCTGTATCTAAGTCGAATGTACCGGCAGTAGTTGTACCTACTTGAGCGCCAGTCTTAGCGACAGAGTAGATTGTACGAACAACTTCACGGTTGATTTCAGCAAGAATTTCAGCAGACAAGATGTTTGCTAATTCTGTTTCTGCATCTAAACCATGAACTGCTTTCAAGTCTTGAGCAAGTTCGATTGAGTATTCTGCCTTCAAAGCACGGGTCTTTGCAGTAACAGTAACTTTCTCAATAGAGAATGCCATTTCTTGGAAGGTGTTAGAACCATCACCTAATGCTTCTGCAAGAGCAGTAGACATACCGGCAACGCCTGCACCGTTTGCAACGAATGTGTTAGCAGTAGATGCGCCAACTG